ATCGAGTTATATCAATGTCGTTCCAAAAGCTTCAAGAGTTGGCACATAAGTACAACGGAAATGTTAGCATAATAAGGCAATAATACAAATATAGACTATGGCAGTACACAGAGCAAAAAAAACTCCTTCTAAGGCAAATGCAAAGAAGGATGCAGATAAAAAGATTGTAGAGCCTAATTCTCCTCTCTCTGACGAGGCAATGGAGAAGTTGGCAAGGATAATGAACGACTCGCCTACGATTGTCAAGCTACAAGGCACAGAATGGCAAATACACGCATTAAAACCAGGTACTCAATGGCTTATTGCCGAGGAAGCGTGTAAGATAGTTAAAGGTGAGAATATGTCAATGGGGGATGTTATCAAAGAGTTTGCCACGAACCTGCCTTCGGTGGCAAAGGTGATAACCTTAGCATTGCTTAACGACAAAGAGCGTATCAAGTCTGAGGAATATCAGCACGTCTACGATCAACTCCTTTGGGGCGATTACGATATAAAGGACTGGGCGACATTGCTTGTTGAAATTCTAAATCTTCTCGATGTGGATTTTTTCTTTGCGAGTACCAATGTAGTTCAGACTGTTCGCAGTCAAGCTCTGATGAGGAAGAAACAAGCAGCCGAATCATACCGTCAAGGACAGAGTTCGGGCAGATGATAGATTTTCTTAGAGCAAACACATGGTGCTCGCAGGAGGAATACAAATGGCAAATGACTGTTCCGCAAGTGCGCTTAGCTTCAATGGATTTCACACATATTGAATATCTCTCCGACAAAGAGAAAAAGGATAACAAGAAAAAAAACAAGGCAAAGAATGCAACAGTAATCAATGGTGCGGAGGATTTTAAGAATCTTAACGACCTTGGAATACCTATTTTATAAATCTAAAGATTGTATTAACTATGGCAAATTCAGCATTAGGTTCAGCTCTAACCATTCCGCAAAGTGCGTTAGATGCTATAGAGCGAGCAGATAAAAAGTTAAAGGATATACAAGACACGGCTAAGAATACTGCAACAAGCGTAACTAAGTCGTTTGACAACATGGCTATTGGTACAAAACCATTCCTTGATGCTCTCGACCAAGTAATAAACAAGCTTAATATTGTTGGTGCTTCGGCTACAAATGCGAGTGGTGGCTTGAATAATATTGGTGCAAGTGCTGGCACTATGAGTGGAAATATCACACAGGCTTCGATGAATGTTCAAAATATGGTTGCACAACTATCTAAGATGAACGGCTCTGGTACGAGTGGTATCATGCAAGCCGTATTGGCATTCCAAAGACTACAGGAGGCAACAAAGGGTGCAAGCGGTATGAATATCGCAGAGCTTAAACAAGAGATTGGAGCTATTGATAGCATGCTTAAAGATGTTGACTATAATCTTACCAAGACAGACCAAGATTCTCTTATCAAGCGTAAGAAAATGCTCCAAGACGAGCTTAAATACCAACAGCAGATGTACGAAGAGCGTGCTGTAGCTTTTCAAAAGGCTCTTGATAAGATGGTTAGTGCGGAACAGTCTTACAACAACAAGCAGAGGAAAATATACGCTGACAGAGCAAAAGACTATCAGACAAGAAACAACAAGGTAAACACAACATACCAAGGTGCTCTTGATTTCTCCGCATCAGCAAACACTCTTAATCGTCAGGTTCGTGCTATCGAATATCTGAAAGAGGCTCGCATGAAACTCTCAACGGCTGATGCAGATTACAAACAGAAATTATCTACCCTTAATAACGCAATAGCTGAGCATAATAAGAAACTAAAAGAGGCTGGAGTTAACACAAGACAACTTGCGGAGCAAACGTCATACATGGCAGGCTACCTCTCTCGTTGGGCACAGCGTATGGCATTTGCTTTCTCTATAAACTCAATAAAAGGTTTTGTAGAACAGGTTGCCGAGGTAAGAGGTCAGTTTGAACTATCACAACGTTCTCTTGAAGCCATCTTACAAAACAAGCCAAAGGCAGACGAAATTTTCAACAAAACAGTAGAACTTGCCGTTAAATCACCTTTCCGTATCAAGGACTTGGTTGACTATACACGACAACTTTCTGCATACCGCATAGAGTCTGATAAACTTTACGACACAACAAAACGTCTTGCCGACGTTTCGGCAGGTCTTGGTGTCGATATGGGAAGACTTATCCTTGCATACGGACAAGTCAAGGCTGCTGCATACCTCCGTGGTTCAGAAGTTCGTCAGTTTACTGAAGCTGGTGTTAATATGTATGGCGAGCTACAAGAATACTTCAAAGAAGTTAAGGGCGAAGCGTACACGACCGCACAGATTGTTGATATGATTTCCAAGCGTAAGGTTACATTTGAGGACGTTGAAGCAATATTCCAACGCATGACCGATAAGGGTGGAACTTTCTACAATATGCAGGCGATTCAGGCTGAAACTCTCCAAGGTAAGATTTCCAACCTTAAAGATGCTTTCGATGTCATGCTTAATGATATTGGCAAGGCTAACGAAGGTACATTCAAAGGTATGATTAGTAGTGTAACAGAACTTTTGCATAGTTGGAAATCTATTGTTAATGTAGCGAAAATATTCGCAGGCTTTCTTGTTTCTATCTATATCACAACAAAGCTAACAAACGGAGCTTGGGGACAAACTGCTGCAAATATTATGGCTTCGCATAAAAGACTTGGTGTATTCAAGGCTCTTATGGCTGCACTAACAGGAGACACTACCAAATTAGGTTCAACCTTTGCTACATTAGGGAATACTATCAAAGCATCTTTACCTCTTGCAGCATTAACTGCTGTTATAGCTTTGGTTCAGGAACTCATAAGTGTTAACAACGAGTACAAAGAATCAATGGCTAAAAACACCAAAGAATACTATACGGCACAGGTTAGGGTTGAAGAGATAGATGCTGAAGCTAAAACAAATATTCAGAAAGCCTTACAAGATCTTGTAAAGGAAATGAATCAGAAAGGCTTCGAGGTAACAATAGGGGTGAACATTTCCGAAGAAGAAGCGAGGAAACAATACGACATACTCCTTAAAGACTATCAAGAGTTTCTTGACAATATGCGTGCTATTGATGCAAAGTACGAGGCTAACAAAAAGAAAGGCTGGCTTATGGGGGACGATGATATTGAAACTGATATGCAAGAATATACTTCTTCAATGGGTGAGTTTTTGCAAAAAGGTGACGATATACGTTCTATTCTTGCACAGGTGTCAAAAGAAAGCGTAAATCTTACTGATAACCAAAAGGAAATGTTCAAACAGCTTGCAGCAGGTCCTCAAGAGGGACAAAGCCTACTCGATTACTACGCTAAAGTTGCCAAGGCGTTAAAAGAAATTGGGTACATACAGAGCGGATGGTTTGGCTCAAAGCAAAACATGGTCGGTATTCTTGGAGGTACAGGAAACAATGGCTATGATTGGGGTATTGGTGCAAATGCGGATGAACAATTATCTAAATTCACGTTAGCTTATGAAACTTACATACAAAATTTGGGAGAAGTACGCAAAGAAGCACAAAGCGTTTTTGGCGATGTAAGTAAATACCAAGACGAAGCTTCAAAAAAGAAATTGAAACTTCAAATAGACAACGAAGCCATAAAAAGAGGATGGGGCGATATTGAAAGAGATATGCTCTATAAGACTTATAACATAAAGGTTAATATTGACAAAAATAACACACAAAAAGAAGTTAGTTGGGTTGATGACTTTATTAGTAGGTTCTTTGCGGAGAAAAATTACGGAATTACTCTATCTGTTAACGAAATAAAGAACACAAGTAGTATTGATGAATATCTTGATAAAAGCAAAGAGTTTGCTGAAACTGCAAAAAAATGGAAGCAAGTCTACGAAAACGTATCAAAGGCTACTGTTAAAGAATACAATGTAAAAGGCTCGCTTAAAGACTTACTACAAGGCACTCTTTTTGCAGATGCCGAAACTATAACAAAAAAGCAGTTAATGGCTTTGGCTAAAAGCCGAATGCAAGAAAATAGAATTTCTTCTAAAAATTTATTTGGCATCGACCCTTTTGAAGAAGAGAAAAAAAAGACTCACACCAATAACAAGGCGCAGCGTGACATCCTTCAAGAGCGCATATCACTCCTGAAAGATATGAATGCAAAGTATAACGAGCTTATCAAGGTTGAAAGCAAAGAGCAAGCTTTAACAGATACTCGAAAGTACTTTAAGGAGGCAGCACAAAATGTTGGATGGAATGCTAACGATATTCTCCCTGATGATGCTTCTGTTATAAAGCGTATTCGTGAAATCGGAGCTAAAGCAAAGGATATTGGAAAGCGAGGAGGCTATTTCCGTATTGCTGCGGATATTGAGTTTAAGATTAAAGATAAAGAGTACACCCAACTAAAAGACGAGGTATCTAAGAATATCGAGGACGCTTTCTCAGGACTTGATTTATTCAAAAAGTTAAAGAGTGAAGGATTATCTGAAGGATTGATAAAGTCTATGTTTGGTGACATAGCAACTTCGTTTGCTGACGTAAATAAAAAGATTGACGAAGAGTTCAATAAGTATACCACCAAGGCTTATGAAACAAAGTACGGAAAAGACAAGTCTAAATGGTCTGCGGAAACTCTTGCTCAATACAAGAAAGATATGGCTAATACAGCCAGTGTAATGCAGCAGTCGGGCGAGGAGGTTAGTAAAGATTATGCCGACAAACAAAAAAAGCTTGCCGAGAAAATCAAATCAAGCAACATCAATACTTTCGTAGAGCTGACTAAAGCTTACAAAACACAGCTCACAGAACAACTACAGCTTGACAAATGGTTTGCCGAAGAAAAGATAAAGATACAAGAGAATGTTGCCGACCCGAAACTTCAGAAAGAGTATCTTGAAAATCTTACAAAGCAGTACAATCAAAAGACGAGTGAAAACGAGTGGAAGTCATTCCAAAACTCTGATATGTATATTGCTATCTTTGAAAACCTCGACCAAGCGTCTTCACGTGTTCTTACTGCAATGAAACAAAAGCTCGAATCATTGCGCACAAGTCTTAAAGACCTTTCGCCTGAACAACTAAAACAGATTGTCAATCAGATAGAGAACATTGATGAGAAGCTTGTGGAGCGAAATCCTTTTGATGGGTTAGGAAAGAATTTTAGCAAATACATTTCTTTCGCTACCAAGCGCAAGCAGTTAGAGGAAGATTATGCTAAATCGCTTGAAAAGGAAACTCAATTAGAATACAGCAAGAAGTATCAAGGCGACAAAGTAAACACTCTTGAAGCCGAATACAACAAAACTGTAGAAATCTATGGTGCAAACTCAAAGCAAGCACAGCAAGCTAAGCTAAAGCTTCAAATAGCACAAGCCGAACTTGATGTTATTCTTCAGCAAGCCGTTGCGCAAGGTGAGATAACTAAGGAACAGGCAGAGCAGATACGAAACGGACAGAAGATTGAAAAGACACTTCAAGACCAACTACACAGCATAGGTCAAGGCTTCTCCGAAGTTAGCGGTACTATAAGTAGTACTTTTGAAATGCTCAACGACTGGGGATTAAATATCGACATGAGCGATGAGGTTCAAGAGGTTGTAGGTGGCTTGGATAAGATAGGTTCTTCTTTGGGCAGCATAGATTTAACTCGTCCGTTTTCTGTTATCACAGGTACGAT